GCTGGCTGGTCTCTCTGAACGGAGCCTTCGGCCCCCCCCCCCGATTTCCGCCGCGTAAAGAGTTCTTAGAGTACCACAACGACGAAATTTTTAGGAGGTAGGCAGAAAAACTATGGACACAGTGATTTATGCGCGCTATTCTGCCGGTCCTCGTCAAACTGACCAAAGCATCGAGGGACAGCTCCGAGTCTGCACCGATTTCTGCAAGCAGCGCGGCTTGACTGTCGTCGATACCTACTGCGACCGGCACATTTCAGGACGCACCGACGAGAGGCCTGAATTTCAGCGGCTTATCGCCGACGCGAAGAAAAAGAAGTTTGCGGCTGTGGTCGTCTATAAGACGGACCGCTTCGCACGGAATAAATACGACAGCGCGCTCTATAAGCGGGAACTGAAACGCAACGGCATCCAAATCTTTTACGCGGCCGAGTCCATACCGGACGGGCCTGAGGGAATCATCCTCGAAAGCCTGATGGAGGGCCTTGCGGAATACTACTCCGCGGAGCTTGCGCAGAAAATCAAGAGAGGAATGCACGAAAGCGCTTTGAAATGCCAGAGCACGGGAAGCGGCCGTCCGCTCGGTTACAGAGTGGACGAGCAGAAGCGCTTCCAGATTGACCCAGAAGCCGCGCAGGCCGTCCAAATCATATTTGATAGGTACATACAAGGGGAAAGCAACGAAGCCATCTGCGAGCTCCTGAACGTCCGTGGATTTCGTACCGTACAAGGGAACCTGTTCAACAAGAACAGTATCAACCGAATCATTAAAAATCGGAAATATATAGGGGAGTACCGTTACCAGGATATAGTCGTCGAGGGCGGCGTACCTGCGATTATTTCACGGGAGACCTTCTGCCTGGCCCAGGCTGAAATGGAACGGCGGCGGACCAGGAAGCGGCCGAAATCCCCGAAAGCCGAGTACCTGCTTGCGGGCCGGCTTTTCTGCGGCCACTGTAAGACGCCTATGCAGGGCGTAAGCGGAACAGGAAAGACGGGAAACAAGTGGTACTATTACTACTGCGCAAATACTCGCGGCAAAACGAAAACCTGCGATAAAAAGCAAGTCTCTCGGGACCGGCTTGAGAGAGCCGTCGTCGATTTCACCGTTCGATATGTGCTGCAAGAAGACGTGCTTGCCGACCTTGCTCGCAAGGTATACGCGGCACAGGAGCGCCAAAACGATACCGCAGCGGAAATCGCGGTTTATGAGAAGAAGCTTGCCGATAACAAGAAAGCTATCTCAAACGTGCTCCGCGCGATTGAGTCCGGCACGGCTACGCAGACGCTTCCCGCCAGACTGCAAGAGCTGGAAAACGAGCAAGTCGTTATAGAGGGCGAGCTTGCGTTCCTGCGAGGCCATAAGCTGGAATTCAGCGAGGACCAGATTCTCTTTGCCCTGACAAAGCACCTCGAGCCGTACCCGGGCGAGACGGAGCAGGACTATCGCCGGCGAATTATCTGCGACTTTGTTTCCGAGGTCTACGCTTACGACGACCGCCTTCTTATCTTCTTCAATATTTCAGGCGCGGACGGTAAACTGAAATCCGCAGACCTGGCGCAAATTGAGGTTAGCGAGTTCGATGAGAGAAGCGTCAGCTCCACCAAGTCAATCGCTGGTCGAACCCCAGCGGCAATGATAACCGTCTTGTCGTATGGATTCGTACTGGCAACCCGATTAGAGAGCAGGCTTTAAGAGGCCTGTTCTCTTTCTTTTTAGGTAGTTGAGTAGTCCGCGCAACAAAGTTTCTTACGCGGGTATATCGTACATAGGGGGTCAATGTAAATTCGCTCTTCTTCCTCCTTACTTTTTCAAAAAATCTTTTTAAGTTTTACGGACTACTTCAACTACCAAAGGGATAAAAGCCTTACCGTGCCTAACTTTTTCAAGGTAGCGGGCTCGGTAGTTCATCCCTCGGGGCGTACTACTTCGACTACCATCGTAATTCTGCACTCCTCGCCCTCCAGGTCAAAGCTCTTCAACTGCTGCGCGATAAGGCGCGAGTCGTAGACGCCGGAAAAGCCGATGGAGATATTGCGCAGGGCTATTTTTTTTGCCGGCGCATCCGCGAGCCCAAAGTCGGCGCGGAATCTCTCAAGGTCTTCCTTATTTGGCTTAAATCCTCTCGAGAATGTAAAGCCCAGTTTGTGGAGCTTCGATGTACAGGTCGAGACCGAAACGCCGAATAGCTCGGCGACCGCGGATATTCCGACGTTGTATTTCGAGAAAATATCCTTAAGGTATTCCTTTTGCAAACTTTCCGAAAGAGCCTTGAATTCTTTGTAGGCAATGGGCTTGCCCAGGTTAACGGTATAGGTCGGCCCATTCATTTCTCTCAACTCCTTTGCGGTATATTGCGGCAACTTACAGCCACTACGCCGGGGCCGCTTGCGCGCACTCCTGGCGGTAATCGACTTCTCGCGCACGTCCTCTTTGAAAACATATTCTTCATCTTTCATACTGGAACTCCTCAGGCAAGCCCTGGGTCTCCCGTATGGACTTTTCAGGGCTGGGCCCTTATCCTTATACTCTTTCGAGCCCGGAGTCCATACGGGAGACCTGAGGGCTGTTTTAGTCGACCCTTGTCATAGGGACTTCGCAGACCCCGCAAATCAGGCTCAGTTCTGCGGTGGTCTTAACCTCTTGCCCGCAAACCGGGCATACGTACTTGTGAGCCTTTTCGCGGGCAGCTTTGGCCTTAGCCTTTGGAGGAACGCGGGCGAAGGGAACTTCCAGTACAAAACCGGCGTCCTCGAGGGTCTTCTTGAAGGCCTCGGTCGGGGTAGTGTGCGTATAGCCGTTCGCGCGGTCGTAGCCGACCTCCAAATCGCGCAGCTCGCACTCGGTCTTGAAGGCCTTGTTGTGGTAACGCCCCTTCTGGCAGGTATCCGCAATGTCGTTCTCCAAGCAGTGGAGATGGACCATCTCGTGGCACATAGTCGCCGCAGTATCGGCAGAGGGCCGATTCAGGTACTCGGCGCCAATGTTGATTTCGTACCGCGCGTCAGTCTCGGACTTCCAAATCTTTTTGGTAGAGCAGTGGCCGTAAAACTTCGGCGTAGACTGGACTGTGATAACGGGCTTCGGCAGTTTGTCCTCGAAGTAGGCGACGTTGAGCAGGTCGAAGAGGTTTTCAAGCTTCGTCACGACGTCGGACATCTTCATGGGCTCTTTATCAGAGGGCGCGTCCTCGGCGGTTTCCTCGGCAGAAGCAGGGTCTTCGCCGGTTTTCTCGGGCTCTTTTGCGGAAGGGGTCTCGTCGGTCTCCTCGTAGAGCTTCCAGCGGCGGTCGTAGCTCGCGGCAGCCATAACCGCGGGCTCGCTCTCGGGCTCGTTCTCAGGAACGGAGAAAATCTTGCGTTCGGCCTCGTCCACGTTGACGACCAGACGAATCTCGCCGGTCTCCTTATTCACGATTTTCTTGTTCAGCACGATAGTCATATCCTTCATTTTGATTGCCTCCTTTATTTTTCGGTGTCATGCACCTCACAGTTATTATATTACCGTGTTTGGTAGTAAAAGGGAGCCGACGAAGCGCTCGAAGATTCGGCAGCTTTTCTATGTACTTCTACTGCTTTTGGTAAAGAGAGGGCCTTCTTCGTTCTCCCGTATCCGCGTTTTGGCTACCATGTGCGGGCATTTGATACTCACCTCGATATGAGGGCAATTCTTGACTTCCCAGAAGGTAAAGCCGTTCTCGGTTTCGCCGAGCGGAATCTGAGCGCCCATAATGGCCTCAATGCCGGCAAGGTAAGTGTCTTTGTACTTGCATACCGGCTCGCAGATACAGGACTCGCATTTTGCCGCGGTATTCATTAGCCATCCTCCTTATCCGGCCACATCAATTCCGCAGGGTCGCAGCCCAGGGCGGCAGCCAGTTTAACAGCCGTCTTGAGTGCGATATTCTCCGGCTTGATTATGCCGACCTCAATATCTCTGATTTTCTGGTAACGGATTCCGCTGATTTTAGCGAGCTCGCTCCGGCTAAGGCCTTTCGCGGCTCGCAGGTCTTTCAATCCCATGCGGTAAGGTCCTCCTATTTTCTTTTCTTGCTTCTAATAATGCAAATGACTTTCTCGCGGCGGTAAAGCTCGAATACGTCCTGAAGTTTGTTGTCGCTTCTAAATTTGCGAAGAGCATTGTAACGGCTTTTCGCCGAATTCTCCTCCTCATACTCGATAACCATATTCCGCTGCGTACCGGCGAGAAACGCCTTTAAGGCCAAAAGCTCCTCGCTTTCTTTGCCGCCAGACTTTCGCTCCGGCAGATGCTCCACGTCATACATAATTTTCATTTAGCTCACCTCCGTATAAGGTATGTATTCCAGATTTTTCTCCGTAACGACCTCGCCCCAGGTAAGGTCTTCGCTTCCCGGGATAATATCGTCGAGGCTGACGGTCTTGATTTGCCGGCGTTTTTTTTTCTGCTCGTTGTATAGAGCCGAGCTCATTGCGTGCCAGGCGATGGTGCTGAACTGATACCGATAGAGCTCCGGCCTTCTGAACCAGTTTTCTACGGTAAGCAGATAGCGGAAAATAACGACGTCGTAGTATTCGCTCTGCGGCAGCCCGTGGGCTTGCAGAAATCGAAATACGAGGTCGTGATTCTGTGCGGCTACGGCTTGCTCTTGAGGAGTCAACGGCCGCAGAGTCTGCTTTTTCATGTTCACCTCCTCCCGCGGGGCACAAGGCCCCGCGGATTCATAGATTGACGATTAGAAATAGAAGCCGAAGCAAACGCCGCTGGCGCTGCTGGCGCTGACATAGTTCGCGCTGCCGCTGCTGCTCACACTGCAGAAGATGTCGGAGCTGCTCCCATAAGGAGAACGCTCCCACCACCACGTAACGTCGCCGTCCTCGTCAAGCTTGACTCGGTTGCCGGGCTCGGCAAAGTAACGGAGCTGCTTGTCGCCCTCGTCGCCCGCGCCCCAGATATGCTCGCCGAAGATTTCAGGCTCGGAAAAGAGCCAAAGCATATCGGACTCCTCGCCGAAGGCGCGGGGTTTAATGATAGCGCGCAGGTCGTCGGGCAGTAGGTCAATGACTTCCTCATTGAGGTAGCGGCGCATCTCAGTCTTGAGCCAGCCGCCTTTATTGGTCCAGTCGGTATTCATGCAGTGATAGCCCAGGCAGTCCTTGAGGCCCATAACGCCGTCGTCCAGCACGACGAACGTAACCTCGCGGCCGTCTTTAAGCATCTCGGCGATTTCGTCGCCGACCTTGAGCGCGGAGCGGTCAAAGTCGCTCCAGGAAAAGGGGCGGGTCTCCTTCGTAGTAATCGTAGCCATAGAAAATTCCTCCTGTAATATGTATTTGCTTATAAGAGCTCTTTGCCCTTGAAAAGCCTTCGTTACCAAGTGCGGCGTAAACCCGCTGCGATAGTGCCGGCAATACCGATATAGCCTATCTCCGAGCAATCCGGCGCATCATGATTATAAACATAAGCAAGGGCCTCTCCGTTTTTCAGGTCTTCGCGGTCCGTTTCCCACTCCTGCGGGTAGTCGCTTACATAAAGAAAAGAATCCATTTTTCCGATAGTGGTATAGGAACGAATCGCTACATAAACTATTGCGTTATACTCTTCTTCAAACTGCCTAACCCTATCGAGGTCTTCACCTTCAAGCCAAAAGAACGCGCCGACCGGCGGCTCGCTGATGCTAACAAGGTCTTGCATTTCAAACTGCCGCACAGTTTCAGGGAAAAGATTAAGTAACTTCATACGCGCAATAGCTTCAGCTTTTTTAGCTTCTCTGGTAATATTCATTTGATAGCCTCCTTGTATTTTGTAGCAAAAACTTTGCACTGCCGGGCTTTATCCAGCAGCCCGCTCGCTTGGCCGTGAAATACCGGTGTCCATTCTTCCTTGACTCCGATTCCCGTCATGGTCGGAAGGTTGAAGTCATATACTGCGGCAAAGTCGCCGGTATTTACATTACGAAAAATCGTGAACGGTGTCATATGTACGTCCCCTCGCTCTCACTCCGCGTACTCGCCGCGCTGATATGCTTGGTCAGCTAATTCATTTAGAGCAGATAGAAGATGCTGCGCTGTACTAACATGCCCCCAGTTAATAGAATCAGGGTCGTAATTCATGTGATTCTCGGCATACGCTTTGAGTTCGTCCAAACGCGTATTTATTTCAGTAATAGTCGTAATAAAAGAATCAAGTGCAGTTGTCTTTTCCATTTTTAGTAGCCTCCTTAGTAGCTGGTGTTTTATCCTCTTGACATTATTTATTATGCCGTGTTTTACTGATTTTGGGAGCCGGCGAAACGCCTGAGGTTTTACTGATTTCAGTATGCGATTCTTACGGGTTTACATTTGGCTCGGAGCACGCTATAATATAGGTACACTCTCAAGCCCAGCCGGCCTTGCGGCCGGCCAGGCTCTCGAGCGTTTGAGGTTAGCTTTCGGTCAGGTACTCGTAGTAGTCGGATTCACTTGCGAAGAGCATCCAATTACCATTTACGAGGCCCATATAACCGAAGTCGGTGTAATAGCCACTCATGGCTTACCTCCTTTCTGAGCTCTTGCAGTCGTCACCTGCAAGGGCTCTTTTATTTGTCAAGCATTTCCTCTTGACATTATTATTGTACCGTGTTTGGTAGAAAAAGGGAGTGCGCGAAACGACCGGGGTTTTGAGCCGTTTCCCGTGTGATTTTACCGCAAACAGTAAAAGAGGCCGGAGCTGTTCCGCGAAGGAACAACCCCGGCCTCTTTACTTTAGAGAAGCTGATTTACTTTTGCCTGTACTTCGGCGTAATTATAGCCGGCGGCTTCGAGCCGTTTCTTACGCTCCGCACCGTTGCCCCATTTGCCCTGAATCACCTCGCGGGCGATTTCCTCAATCGATTTTACGGGCTCCTGTCCAGTCGTGATAAAGGCGTCAAAGCCTGCGGCTTTCAGCTTGGCGAGCATTGCGGTCGCATTTTCCTTTTTGCTGAACGCGCCGACCTGAATCTTATAAAGACTTCCGTCCTTTACCATATATGTGTCAAAGCCTTTAGCCTTGACCTTAGCGAGCATGGCGTCTGCATTCGCCTTATTGCTGAACGCGCCAGTCTGAACGCGATACAGCGACCCAGACGGCTTTTCAGGCGCAGGGCTTGTAGTTGTACTCCCCAGGCGCTTATTGACCTCAGAGGCAATCTGAGCGTGCCGTTCATAGAGGTAAGTACCGGGGCAGCTCTTATTCGCGTAGTCCCTGTGCACCGTCATATTGCAGCCGTTCTTGTGATTCACGCGGTCGGCTTTGTTGGTAGACCATACGAGCTTGGTAATACCGTTGCGCTGGCAAATATCGACCAGTAGGTCGATAAGCGCGGCATAGGCCTTGGCGTTGACCGCATAGGGCTCAGTAGTATCGCTTGCTACTTCGATTGTTACGGCGCGGTGGTCGTTCGCTGCGTTAGACGAGCACCAGGAGCGGTCCTTCTCCTCGACGTACATACCGACGCGGCCGTCTACGCCGATTCCATAGTTGGCCGAGGCCTGTCGGGACGTGGGCGCGAAAACACTGCCCAGGGTCTCAACGGAGCACTGGCCTACGACGCAGTGAATAGTTACGGTGTCGATTTTGTGATTGCGCGGGCTTGTCTTATTCGGTGAGATTTTCGTATAGTTTACGAGCGGGCTGTTACTCATTTTCGGTCTCCTTTCCTACTGTAAAGCCGATAACGTTTGTGGGCTCTTCGGGCTCCAGCGCTTGCGCGTTCAAAATAGCGGTAAACTTCGTATAGGCCTCTTTGATGTACTTGCAGGACACGAGCAGAACGGCGCCGATAATTACCAGGTCCGCAAAGAGGTCGGAATACTCTTCGGGAATCGCCCATCCGACTTGCGTCGCGAAAAGGGGCAGGCCGGTAATGGCGGTACAGAGCAGCGTCAGGCCGACAACAAAGGTCGCGATTTTCAGGCCGCTCGCGATAAGCTTGTCCTTGTCGAATGCCTCGTGCTGAATCTTGATGTTGTACCAAAGCGAAAAAGCGACGTTCGCCAGGTACGCGGCCAGGAAAATCAGCATGGCCCATCCGATATTGATTAGGTTTTGCGTAAGACTCTCCAGCATGATTTAGACCTCCTTTGAATCGTTGTATATCTCAGGCCCGTACTTTTGACGGAGCTTGATTCGGTTTTCCGCCTTCGCCTTGCTGTAATAAAAGCCGGTCGCGGTGGCGAGCTCGGCGAAGACCGCGGGAATCAGGTAGGCCAGCGGCGAGGTGTCGCCGGTCTTCCAGACGACGGCCAGCGTAAAGGCCGTTACGATACCCGTAACGACCCCCACGACGGCAAGAATAACCTTTGAGAACTCGCGCTTTTTCACTCTCACGGCTTTTTCTCCAGGTCTTCGATTCGGTGATTCGCAACCTTGATTTTCTCCGAGAGGAGCGCCTGCGCCTCTTCCAGTTCGTAGGTACGCTCAATCACAGAGTTGTGTTTGTCCACTTTCTTCTCCAGCTCTTCCAGCCTGTAGGCAATCAGCGCGGAGCTTCTTCTGTTCGCAAAGTACGAGCCGCCCAGCGTCCCAAGCAGGGACAGGACGGCGATAATAATTCCTTCGGTCATGGCCGTCGTTCTCCTTTTCTTTTACTCGGTCGCTTCATCCCAGCCATAGACGCCGGGCTCCCAGACGTTGTTATCGACCGTGCTAATCCAGTGTTTCCCGTTGTGTGACACCTTCGCGCCGAGCGGGTAAGTATCGATAGCCCCTACGGGCTGACTCCACGCGGGCCATTCGCCGGTAGGGTCTCCAATTTCTTTCCACTGACTGGGCGCGGCCGCGGGACTCCAAGTCTCCTGCGAGGTATGCGCCTGCAAGCAGCGGTAGAGCTTGCTTTCATACCGGCAGATGGCGCCGGCCACGTAGCTCACGGGATAGGCCCATTCGGGGAACTGCTCGGCGTGTTTTGCGACAGTCGCGTCGTCGAACTCTTCCGCCTCGGCCATTTTTACAAAGATAAGATTCGCAAGCTCCGGCGCCTGGGCCTTCGCCAGCGCGGACAGATTCGCCTCGGTCGTGTAGAACTCCCCTGCGTGATAGAAGTAATAGCCCGCAGCGACCTCGGCCGGAACGCTCTCGACCTCCTCCAGGTGGTGCGTATCACAGAGGTAGCCAATACGCTCGATAGGGTAAAAGGTGTCGGAATCGTTAGAATAAATCGCGTCTGCGTTTTCCTTATCGCTGAGTATGACTACGCCGTTGGACTGTCTGCGGACGTAGCTTGGGCGTCGGCAGATTTCGGCGATAAGGTCTTGAGAATTAAGAATCAGGTACATAATGCGGCCCTCCATTTCGTTTTATCGCTCGGATGAAAACCGAACAGGCGTTTGAGATAGTTGTCCATACGTTGTATCGCGTGAAAGCTGTCGCCGTGCCGCATATGGCCGCGCCAGCTCTCATACGCTTTGCAGATGTCGGAAAGTGGGAATTCCTTATGAATCTTTTTGCCGCCGATAATCACGGTACGGCCTTCGACGTTCCAGCGGCAGAACTTTTTCAGCTTACGCCGCATTTTCTTGATGGACTCGTAGCTCATTTTCCGAAGGACTTTTCCAGTCGCAAGCAGCTTAAACCGTACTTGCAGGAACTTAAAACCGTCGGCGAGCTTTTTGATTTTGGTCTTTTTCGTGTTAAGAATAATGCCGAGGGAGTCGCAAATCTCCTTCATGCGTATTAGGCATTCTTGAAGGTAGGCTTTGCTCGGATGAATTAAATAGCCGTCGTCCATGTAGCGGGCGTAGCCTTTGATTTGGAGCTGCTCTTTGATAAAGTGGTCGAGCCGATTCGGAAGCATGAGCGCGGCCGTCTGAGAAATTTGACTTCCGAGTCCGTAACCGATGGGACCGAAGTTATCGAGACACTCATTCGCGAGAGCCCTGATTCTCACATCATGCACACGCTTTGCCAGCTCACGGCTGACCGGCCAATGCTGCGCGTTGGCGAAGTAGTTGGAGAAGTCGAAGAGAAGAACATAGCCCTCCCGCCCGTACTTCCTGTAATGCCTTTGCAGGTGGCAGGAAAGGCGGTTGAGAGCGAAGTCGATTCCCTTGTTCTCGGTACTTGCGCCGTTGTCATAGATGAACGACGGTTTTAAGGTCGGGTTGATGACCTTATCGCAGAGCGTTCTCTGCACGACGCGCTCGCTGATATGAATGCTCCTGATGTGCCGCATTTTTCCTCGGTCGTAGAGGTCGAACTCAATAAAGCCTCGGCTCTTATACGTCCCGTCAAGAAGCGCGCGGCGAGTTGCGGCCGTATTCGTTACGAGATTGAAGCGGTAAGTCTGCGTGGAGCTTTTCCAGCTAACGCCTCGGCAGCAGATATGCCCGGATTGATATAGATTTTCATAAGAAAAGACGTCCTCAAAATCTCCGCAGGATTTGCTGAGAGCGAGGCGTCTTTCTTGCCGTTTCTTGACTCGCCTCTGATAGCGAGCCTCGTGTCTTTCTTCGCTTGTCATTAAAAAATGTCCCCTTTGTACAGTGTTGCACGCGTAAAAGTAACTACATAGTAGTACCGCCCATGAAACACGGTCCGCGTAAACCGCGCCATGCAAGCAGCGTCCGAGCGACTACATCAAAGGAGTGTTTTAGCCAAAAGGCAGGGTACGAGTCATCCTTCCATAAAGGTACTGATTTCGGCAGTTTCCCGCTTACTACGTCGGACCTGATTCCTTATGGAATCCGAAGCAAACGCCGTTGGTGTTGTTGGCGTTGTTATTGTTCGCGTTGCCGTTGCTGTTCACATTGCAGAAGTTGTTGGAGTTGCTCCCATTAGGAGAACGCTCCCACCACCAGTTCGCAGGACAAGACAACAGTATCATGACAGGACCCGTATATCGGTTAGGGCAGATTCTTGAATCGCTCTTTATCCGATTTCTTTACGCCGGAAATTAGCTTAGCCTCCTCACTGATGAGGGAAGCCCACTCCTCGAGAGAATTATCGAGCCAGCGCAGCTTTTCAGGAGTTTGCTTGAGAAGGTCTGCCATAATTCCGAGCTGACCGATAAGCGCCTGAAGCATGGCGTTTGCCTCGATAAGATGGTCCCGCCGAAGCTGGGCCTCGTGCTGATTTCCGGGAAAAACGCTGTTCGCCATTTTGACCTCATTGTAGACAGTATCGGCGAGAGCGCTTAGCTCCTGAGCGCCGTAAAAGGTGTACCTCTTTGGCATTTTCAGGCAGCATTTTCTTGTATGCACGGCGAGCTTGCGCGCAGTCTCTACGAACTGGACTGAGCTGTCTCCTCGCAGTGCTTTATAAACTGACATAGTTAGCTTTTACCTCCTACCGGGGCCACAAGGGCCCCGGATTGACTAAAGATAGTAGATTAAACACAGAAGCCGAAGCAAACGCCGTTGGCGTAGCTGGCGTAGCCATCGTCCGCGCTGCCGCCGCTGCTCACACGGCAGAAGTTGAGGGAGTTGCTCCCACTAGGAGAACGCTCCCACCACCAGACCGCAGACCCGGAGCCGTTGGCGAGGTATTTGATTCTGTTCGCTGCAGTTGCGAAGTAGCTGTACTGCGAGCCCTCACCGGCTTTCGAGTAGGTGGTCGAGCCGAAAATCTCAATCTCGGAGAAGAGGAAGAGCGTCATCGAGTTTGTGTTGATAGTCGAGCTCTGACTGCCTGCGGAGGTCTTCTTGTTGACGCTCTTAAGTACCGCTTGCAGGTCGGACGGCAGGGTCGGCAAAAGCGTGTTTTGCAGCCACGAGTACATTTCAGAGCCGGTAAAGCCACCGCTATTTGTATTCGAGGCATTCATTCGACGCGTAGTTGCCATAAGGTTTTTCATGCCAAAGGTAATGCCGGCCTTGCCGCCGCTTGCGAGGTCGTCATGATTGAAGCCCATAATTACGAGCGTCAGGGTCTCGCTTCCGACCGTGATGTCCTTCGTATCGCCGACAGACCAAAGCTGAGAAGCCTTGCCTGCGGCAGAGGCCTTAGCAATCTGCGCCCACGTGTTCTTAGAGAGTACGCTGTTGAAGAACAGGCACTCAACGGAGTAGGTTTGCCCGGAGGTCGTGATTGCCACGCTCACGGGGTCGGTTGTCTCCCCGCTCTTCGTAGCGGTAACGGTATAGGTACCGGACGCGGTAATCGTCAGGGAGAGCACACCGCTTGAAGGCACCGTGCCGGAGAAGGTCTTCGTACCGTTCGTGGCGGTAACGACAGCGCCGGAGTCCGAAGTTACTTTTAGCGTCGCCGAGAAGTAGGAGAGCGAGATTTTGTACTGCTTCACATCGTCCACGACAACGCTCTCGGTCGCGGTCTGCCCGTCCTTCGTCGCCGTTACGACCCATGTACCGTACCCCGTCAGATTGAAGGTCACGGTGCCGGTGCTTGTAGCGGTCAAGGTCTTCGAGCCGCATTTGCAGGTGACGGAGCTGCCGCTCGGAATTGTGGCGATAATCTGAGGCGGTATGCCGACCGTACCGAGCTGAGATTCGGGAATCTTACCGTCGCTTCCCAGAGTAGCTACGCCGCCTGCCGCGCCTTTCTGCGAAGTCGGGATATAGGACAGACTCGGAAGCTGTTCCTCTTTCAGCTTGCCGGACTCGTCGAGGTCTGCCTTGTCCTTAAGTGCGGCGTCGATTTTATCCGCGTTCTCATTGAGGTCCGCAACGTCCGCGAAGTCTTCCGGCGCCGGCTTTTTCAGTTTGTAGTTGTCTGTGTAGGTAGCCATTAAGTAAGTACCTCCTCTTTCAAATCTTTCCACGTGAGCGGCTTGACCTCGCTCCATTTATAGGGCTTGACCTTAGCCCACGTGTTATAAAGAAGCTCTACCGTAAAGACCATGTTGTACGGCAAAATGCGCTCAAGCGTCTCGGAGATAATCATCTCCTGCTTCTTAACGCCGAGCGCGACTTTCACATTGACGGTAAAGGTCGCCGTCGTGATAGTCAAAATATAGCCTCCCGCTCCGCAGAGAGACTCAAGCAGAGCGGCGAGGCTTTTCCTTGTATACGGAATATTTTCATTGTACCGGCTGAGCAGCCGGAGCTTGCGGTCGTCAAGAGTATCAGTCGCAAAGGGCGTGATACCCAGCATTTTCTCTCTGCGGGCCACACCGTTCTCGGTGGCCTCGGAGATAAACTGGTCGTTCATGCAGTCCTCGCAGGCGTCCCAGATAGCTTGTACCTCCGGGGTCTCAGCCTCCATAATTGCCCGCATTTCCTGCACGTCTTTCAGCACATCGGGAAGATACTCTTTGAGGTCGATGGTCCTGATATTGTTGAAGTTACGCATTTGTGAACGACCCCCTCACAGCGACCGCGTCCTTATCGAGCGTGAGATTTCCTGCCTGACCGTTCAGGGTCGTGCCGGAAATGTCGACGATACCGGCTAACGCGAGGAGTCTCGACTCGATTTGCGATACGCGGACAATCAGCCCGGCCTCTTTACTCCACGTCGAGTTGAGCTCGAGATAATAGGCGTCAAGAGCGCTTTGAATGTACGGAAGGCACTCGGTCAAGTTCCAGCCCGCGGCGAAGGTCAAGGTCGTAGAGATATTGACCGTAGTACCCGCTGCGCCGACGACCGTAACCTCATGGTCGATAGGGGCAAGACCTATACCGTCGCCGCTGTTCTGCGTCGGGTCGATAGCCGTCTGAACGGTATTGATAAGGGTATCGGAAGGCGACTGGTAATCGCTTCCCGTGATAACGAGCTTGACCGTTCCCGGACCTTTCCACGCACGGTAGGGCTTGCACCCGCCGACGCCGGGCAGAGCCTCGGTAACTTCGATATACTGCCCGCGATTGAAGCCGTAGGACTGATTCTCAAAGCTGTTGAGGTAGCGCAGTCTCAGGGTCTCTGTCGCTTCCTCGTCTTCGCCGTTGATAACGATACTCGTCAGCTCCGCGGTCGCAAGTCCCTCGATATACTCGATAGGGATAAGCTGACCGGTGTAGCCGTTCGGGTCTGCGCCAGCGGTCTCGCAGGTAAGGTAATACTTGAGAGACTCGATTTTCTCGGTCACGGTCCAGTTGTATTTATCGCAGGAGAAGCGCGTGCCGATGGGAATATCCATACTGAACTCGCCGATACCCACGGCGTATGTCGCCGGCAGAGGCGTGATACCGCGCTCGGCGCAGCGCATGATAAGGTAGTCTCTGCTTGCGGTGTCTGCGAAGGTCTCGTTAAGTACGGTATCGAGAGCCACATAAATCATGGCGCTCTCAAGGGAGTTCGGCGCAAGTGCATCGAAAATAATCGAGCCCTCGCGCTTATCAAGGCTTGACGCTACGCGGGCGAGCTTCTCTTGAAGAATCGCCTCATAGGTTTTATCCTCATACATCGGTCTCCACCTCCAAATTGCCGAAAATGCTATGCACGGTAAAGGTGACGTGCACGGTCTTTTTTCCGGTCTCAAACTCGAAGCCGTCTACCGCGGTGATTCGGTCGTCCTGCAGTAGGGCCTCTGTAATGCAACGCTTAATCTCTGGAAGCGCATACTCTTTCGGCTGGCCGATAAGCTCGACGAGCTCAACGCCGTAGTTCCATGAGTAAATGAGATAGGCGTACCGCTCCGTGCTGAGAATCAGGTAAATAGCTTGCCTCAGCGACTCGAGCTCGTCTACCATGCCGCGAATGCGCCCATGCTCAATATCCAGAGCGTAAGTAAGACTCGGTTGAGTCTCGACCTCAAGCGTCAGGAGGTCATTGTCTACTTTCGGTATCATGTAGGCGCCTCCACTCTGTCTATGATAATAAACTTCTGCCCGCCGTCGGTACGGAGAAGCAGCACTTGCTCACCGGCTTTCAGTCCGAGGTGGACCTTGAAGGCCTTCTTGCCCTTATAGGCATGCTTGTGGCTCGCAAATGAAGCGTCTCCGCTTCCGCCCGCGGTGTTTTCGGTCTGATGGTCTACCGTCATATAAACGGTGAAGTCTCGCACCGCATTCGTCAAGATGAGCTGACTTGCGGTGAGCTCAAGCTTTTGGTCGACCTGCACCTTGAGCGGCGATACGCTCGTCACCTTGCCGAGAACGAAGGCGAAGGGCTTTGCAGCGTTGACCGCCTCGAGCGCGGCGCGTTTTACATTTTCTAAAAAGCCGTTCATATCAAGTGACAAATGTACCACCTCGCAATTTCAGGTCCATCAGGTGCTGCTCTTGCTTGAACTTGTGCGTCACCGACTCGACCAGTAGATAGCTCTGGACATTGATGTCCCCGAGCCCCAGCTTAACAATAACGGACGAGCCTGCCCGGACTCTTGTATCGCCGAGCGCGTCGGAGATAGAGAGCGAGCGGGTCTTTGTGTTGTAGAGTTTCAAGAGTGCCTCTGCCTTCGCCGCGCCGCTCGAGGAGAGCTCGACGGTATCGGTGTATTGCAGAAGACCCCACTTGTTGATATTCGAGCTGTCCTTCGCAATGAAGATTTCGCGCTTGCCCGAATCCTTGTTCTCAAAGGTAATCTTGATTTGGTTGTAGGTCTGCTTGTCGATGGTGCTCGAGTAGGAGTACTCGCCGACGGTGTCGGCGTCGATAAGCAGATTCAGCTTCATGCTCTCGATGTCCTGCAGCGTCAGCTTGCCGACTTTATCGTAGAGCACATAGAGCTTAGTTTTCGCCCGGAGCGTCTCGTCAAGCGCATTCTGGGCGATGTCAAAGAGCGTAGCGTTGTCCTCGGTCCTCGAGCCGATAACGTACCCTGTGTCCTCAAGAGTTCCCACGCTGAGGCCAAAGTCCTCAGCTATCATCTTGATAACGTCACTCGCTTTCTTGTTCGAGTAGACGTAGGTGTCCTTATTCTTGAAGTAGCGGAGCTGGTCGTAGGCGGTAACCTCGATAACATTCGGCATGCGTCCCGAGCGGCTCTTTGTAAAGACAAAGCCGTAAAACATATCCGTCCCATCGACGGATAGCTTTACGGCGTCTCCTTCCTGAAAAGACAAGACGGAATCCTTTACCACGGAAAACTTGAGCTTTCCGGGAGAGCCCTTGCGGTCCCACGAAAGGCTGATACCTTCCTCAACGATGGGGTAGAGAATCGTGCTGCCGCTCTGAATGATTAAATCTACTTTACTCATGGAATCGTCAACACCTGCCCCGGGTAAATAAGGTTAGGATTTTTTATCTTGCCCTTATTCGCGTTATAGATTTTTGTGTACTGCGCCCCGTTGCCGTAATACTTCTTAGCAATGTTCCAAAGGCAATCGCCCTTCTTTACGGTATAGGATTTCGTCTTAGGCTTGCTCGAAGTCTCGCGCTTCTTCTTCTCCTTGATGGTAGGCTTGCTTGCGGCTGCGGCGGGTTTCGTTACCGTGACGGTCTTCGTCGCGTAGTCGATATACTGCTTGAGCGTTACCGAAACGGTCACGTCAGGACCTTTTGTGGCGTCCTCTGTGATGTTGTAGCTCTCAAGGCTTACTTTCATATTCGTGTCGAACAGAAGTCTCCCAGAGGGCGACACACGGCTCACGATGAAGCGGAACGGAGTCTTGCTTGTCATGTAGTTCTCGAAAAGGCTGAGGTAGTAATCAGGTCTGCGGAAGGTGCCCGCAAAAGAATACTGCCCCAGCATAGGGAGAACAACGTCAAAGCTGATTTCGGTCAAGCCGGGAGCGCGCAGGAAGTTTATATCACCCTCGTTGACAAGGGTAAGCGTTTTGTTGTTCCCCTTGATTTTGGTCGTCAGCTTCTGCGGCGTAACCGGTAAAAGCAGACTTCCGAAGTAAAAGCTATACACTATTCATGCACCCCCTCAGCAGCGACCTCGAGCGCTTCCGCGAAGCCCTCGGTCAGAGTATTCAGCACGCCGTCAAGGTCCATATCGGAGTCAATGCGGTTAGTCATGCCGGTCATATCGATTTTGACCTCAGCGGTTGTGAAGCGGTTGATTGCTTCCTGTTCCGCAAGGTCTCTCATATACTTCAGGTCCTCGGTCGTTTCCTTCAAGGACGCGGCCGCGCTTCCCGCGCTGTCGTTAATGCCAGCAGTGTCCGCGCCGATACTGTCGAGAGCGGTCTGCTCTGCGGAACTGTCCGCCGCAGCGTCAGCCTTTGCCTGAGCGTAAGCAGCCTGCAAAGCGTCGACAGAAGAATTGAGCTCGGCTTTCAGAGAGTCAATATGCGCGTCTCTTCCGACCTTTGCACTGGCGAGCTCGCCCTCATACGCAGCAAGGTCTGCCGCACGAGCGGACTTCGCAGCCTCGTTTTCTGCGGCCGCAGTCGTTGCAAAGGTCACATGCTCAATGGCGTCAATACTCACACCGGGGATTTTATTCAGCACCCCGATGAACTTATTGATAATATCGATAGCGCCGTTAATCATGTTTTGGAGAATCGTCAGTACAGAGACCTTCATATCCCCCATGAAGTTCGCGATTGCGACGCCGGCTTTCTGCCAGCAGAGCTTGAGCTTGTCTACGAGGTCAATGACCCAGTAGACGCCGGTAAAGAATGCGAGCTTGACCGCATTCCAGCCAACGATAAGCGCGAGCTTGCAAATCTCCCACGCATTTTTAACGCCGCCGATAGACTGAATCCACCGATACATGGCCGCAACAAGTACGCCGATGATAAGGGCAATCCAGAGAATCGGATTCGAGAGGAGCGAAACAATAAGGGCCTGATTTGCCGCGACTGCCAGCCACTGGGCCGCGGCATGGACGACCCACGCGACGGCGAGAATGCCGACCGTAGTAGCCAGCCCTACGAGTACTGCGCTGACCATATCTGCGTTCTCCGTGAGGAAGGCGACGATATTATTCAGCCACGAGACGATGGTCGTAAGGACCGGCAGAAGTTGTTCAGCCATAACGCCGGTAAACTCGAGCCAGCTCTCGGAGAGAAGCCGGGTCTGGTTGGCGTAGCTATCCTGCGTGCGAGCGAAGTCTCCCTGCGCATCGGCGGTCGTGCTCATAAGGTAATTGTACCGGAGCATGACCTGCTCGGCCTGAGACATTTCGTTGTAGGCCGTCGTGATACCCTGCGAGAGCGCATAAGCCTCGAGGTTGGCGACCGACATGTTAATGCCAAGCTGCTTCAAGGGCTCTGTCTCGCCGGAGATACCGGAACGGATTTTCTCGAAGGCGGTCTCAAGGTCAAGGTTGTAGAACGACGCCATGTCGCCGGCAAGGCCGACCATATCTTTCGACATATCTACAATGGCGTCACCAGCAAGACCGGAAGACTTGAGCATGGCGCCGATGGTGCCGGCGTACCGCTTTGCGCTTACTTCGTTCATGCCGTAGGCCGCAAGACACTCTTTCGACCACGAGTTGATAGCCTCCGTAGCACTTCCGAAAGTAACGTCGACGACGTTCTGAACTTCGGCAAGGTCGGAGGCATAATCAATTCCGGTCTTGATAGTATCAAGCGCCTTGCGGGCAATCATCACAAGCCCGATAGCTTTCGCAAGGCGGCTGAAGGCGTCGGTTGATTTATTCGTGTGGTCTTCCAACTGGTCCAGCGCGGCGCTCGCTCTCGCGAGCTCTTCGCGGGCCTCTTGAATGGAGGCGGTGTCGATAGCCCGTCCGGACGCGTCCTGCATAGCCTCAAAGCTATTAAGCACAATATTCATCGCCTTATTGATACTCTTGAGCGGGCCGGTCATGCCGTCCGTAAGTACGAGCTGCGACTTGATAAGGGCCATAGGCCTCCTCCTTTCCGGGAGTAGGCACCGAGGCTTGACCCGGCTTTACCTCAGCGCTTTTTCCCGTGTTTTGCTTTGGCCGCTTCTTTCTTCTCCTGCTCGACCTTTATATCGATAGCGGCGATAATGAACGCCTGCGTATAAGGGTCCATGTCAAGGAAGACATTCGGCGGCCACTTGAACTTGTGGAGACAGTAATAGACGTAGTTCGCCTCCGGGTCGTCTCCGAGTATTAGTTTTTTGCTTCTTCCACCATTTCGTCGCCGGACTGGAAGCCGTTGACCTGCAGGACCTTAGTGGAGTAGTCCTCGAACTCGGCGGGAGTCAGCATAGTGGTGATAAGCTGCTCCGCGCCCATAACGCCATAGCTCTGCTGCAGCTCGGCGTCGTTCAGATTCGGGAACACCGTGCAGCGGACTGCTACCTTCGCGAGGTATGCGTTCGCGTCGAAGTCCTGCGTAAACTGACCCTTGCGGCCGGGTACCGGGACGGTACGCATGCAGGCCTTTCTCAGACCCGCGTTCTCCGCCGCGGTAATGCAGCAGATTTCCCACGGCATAGCCTCGCCGGTATCGGGGTCGACGAAACGGTCGGAAGCGATAAAGGTAACGTTGTCGATTTTCTTCGCGTTCTGAGCAAGGAACGCAGTCAGATTCTTAGCCATAATAAAATACCTCCTGTTTTATGTTGGTTTACTGCATGCCGTTCAGCAAGCTAAAGGTCTCGGGCATTTCCCAGTCGTCGAAGGTGCCCTCGAGTTCCTCATCGAGAGTCTCGGCATCGGCGTCAAACTTCGCCAGAATGCCGCCCTTAGTGAGGCAGTTCTTCAAGATGATAGTCTGACGACCAACGGAAGCGGTCGGGTCTTCGTTCGCGACCTGAATATCGAACGTAGGCATAAAGCCGGTACGCTTATACTCGAGGAGCATTTTGCGGAAAACGGACTGGTTATAGTGGGCGGTGCCGCTCCACGTACCGGACCAGCCGGTCGGCTTATTGCCCTTGCCGGACTTGCCGAGGATAGGCACCTCGGCTACGGAGATGTCCATTTTGGACTCGAAGGAATAGAGCTGCATGAAGCAGTATCTATTGCCGTCGGCCAGTGTGATATATGCGGAAGCCTGAGAGCCCGCAATCGCGTCAAGCGCGTTCATAATAGGCTGAGCCATAATTCAAACCTCCTTACATGATGATAACGCTCATATAGAGCTGAGCCATAGCGTTCACGACATTCAGGTCCTTCACAGTGCAAAGGACGGCCTTCTTCGTGTCGCCCTGCTCCACGGTTACGCTGTCGGGGTCGAAGTCCTCGATGGCGCGAATAGACTCGAGGTCCTGATGGAGCTTGCAAATATCGTTCCAGAGAGCGATTCTGCCCGCCGCATCGTTCGGCACGGTGCCGAGGTAGCGCGTGTTGAAGAGGACTGCCGTATCGTTCGCAATCTGGTCGCAGACGCGGATAGTCTGGTTCGACTTGAAGACGTCGCCCTTTGTGTCGGAGACGGTAATCAGGGAGTCGATGTCCTCGAGAATGCGGACGTCGCCGTTGACGTTGTGGAACATCAAGCGGCCGGCCTTAATTGCCGCCTCGAGCTCGGCCTGCGTTCTGTCTACGTCGACGGTGAGCTCGCCGTCGTACTTCTTGTTCGTGTTGGACTTGTTCACGGCGCAGCCCGCAGACGCGCCGGTCATCCAGTACACGAGACCGTACTGACCGAGGCCGGAAATGCCGGAATCGTAGTCCGTCACCTTGCTGCCGATTTCGATAACGCCCTCGTAGTCTGCGAGCTTCTCGTTGGAATCGAGGTTGAAAATAACGGTCTGGAACTTCGCGCCGACCTCGTCGCGGAGGCGCTTTGTGTAGTTGATATACAGCTTGATAGTGGTCGAGTCGTCGGACGGGCAGCCGAGAGTATTGAAGCTGTAGCTTTCAAACTTATCGAGCGCCGCCTGATGAGCCGTCGCGTTTGCCGTGCCGTTCGTGCCACCAGTGAGCGGAGTCTTCGCAGTTGCGGCGAGAGACGCGGTAGTCTTCCACGTTACGAAGTCGTTATCCTTGAGCGCGGTAGCCGCAGCCACGGTCTGCGTATCGAGGAGAGTCGTATCGTAGTAGAGGCTGACGTCGAAGAGGCTGGAGTTATCGGCGTTCGCCGCGATAACCACATAGAGCTTGTTGCCAGCAACGCCGGAATACTTCGCCGTGCAGTAAGTGCAAGCGGCCTTAGCGCCTCCGCCGTTCAGGCGATAGGCGTAGAGGGTCTGCGTATACTGGAAGAGCTCGCGCAGAGGCAGCAAAGCGTCGTCGGTGTACGCATGACCGAAAATCTTGAGGCTGTTCTTCTGGAAGTCGCCGCTCGTCACGGTAAAGACCGTGCTGTCGGGACCCCAGTCCAGCATAAGAGGCATGGCCGCATAACCTCTGTCGGAGAGAGTAGCGGACGCCTTAGCCACGCTGGAAAAGTTGATATACGTGCCGGGGAGTACCTTGTTCTGTACTGCCCAGATTCCACCGCCAAGGGCCATATTATTTCACCTTGCCTTTCATAAAGTTTTCGATAGCGGTATCAACCTCTTCGAGGGTGTACCACTTACCGTCCTCCAAAAGCGCGCCCAGAAGGTCACGGCGCTTAGCGTAGCGCTGAGACCTCAAAAGCTGCTCTTTGGAGTGAGTAGGAGCGGCGGACTTTGCCGCCGCAGTAGCTTTCGCCATATCAGTTTCCTCCTTGTTCAATTTTAAGAGTTCCCATCTTGACCTCCTCAGCCGTCTTATACGTGAAGTGGTTATAGGAGACGAGGAAGTGAAGCACTCCGTCCGTCACCTGAAAACTTATATCCGTACCGCGCAGCTTATCGCCACCGGGCAGGTCAATCACTTCAAGCACCTCGGTGAGGGTATCTGCTACGCCGTAGCAGTCCTCGCGTCCGGCCTTTGGAAAATAGAGAACATCGAAACGAGGAAGACGTTTCTTGCGCTGGGCCGGGTAGTCCGTGACCTCGGCGTTAACCAAAAGCACAATAAAAGCAGGTTGCCGAAGCCCCTGCTTTACTGCGTTTGATTCGATATGACTGCCGGGAAAAGCGGACCGCAAGGCCAGCGTGATTCCGTCTAAGATAATGTTTGTACTAATTTCCGCCATTGCAGACCTCCTTCAGCTTTCGGAGCGCCATCTTCTCAAGCACAGACGGGGCGATTCGTTTCAGCTTTTCCTCGGAGATAGTCAGCATGTACCGGCCCTCGACCCAGCCGCCGCTTACGGTACGGTGACCGAACTCGACATACGAGGCGTACTCGACCGGATTTATGATTTCGACCATATACGTATTCCCGGACTTTGTTACGGTCAGGGATTGCGCATACTCGCGCCCCGCTTTGCCGTTCTTAGCGCCCCAGCCTCGGCGGAGGGTACCGCCTTTCTTGCCGGAGCCTTTCGGGTACTTGCCGACCGGGGTAGCCGGAATAACGAGAGCCAGAAGCCTTGCGGCGAGCTCTTTGCTGCAAGCCACGCAGAGGTCGTCTATCTCAGAGTCGCTCAGCTTTTCAAAGCCTTTCGCAAACTCCCTGAACTGAGAGAAGTCGCAGCGTCCCCAGCGGGACATTAGGCGTACTCCTTGAACGGGACGAGCGGTATCTCCTGATGACAGCTATAGACCGCAGGCTCGCCGGACCTCGCGTAGGCGGTAGTCCGGCCTTCCTGCGTTACGACTATCTTAGAGCCCGCCGGGATTTCTACGGTCTTCGAGACGAAGAGCTTGACAGACTGCTGAATCAACGGCGCGCTGTCCTGCTCGGTCGTGCTTGAGATACTTGAGAAGGACAAACGGCAGGGCTCGCCGTGGAGCTTCTGGACCTCCATGGGCTCATCCCGGCCGTTTGCCTTATTTACAGCTGTCTCGAGGACATAAACGTCACAGAGGCCGTCCCAGAGCCTCCGTAGAGCGTCCTGATAGCTTTTCACCATACCAACCTCCTGAACGCTGCGATAAGCTCCGCGTCGGGGTTTACCATCTTCGCGAGCATTGCGTCGAACTGGTCCTCGAAAGAGCCGGTATCTGCAATCGCGAAGGTGACGGAGGTGTCGCCTTCAGAAATGCTCTTAGCCGGCGCGTCGAAGTCGTAGACCTCGGAGAGCGCGCCGGAATCCTTCTTGTCTGTGAGGAACATGCCCGCAGCCATATCCGCCCAGACATAGAAAAGACCCTCGGGCACTTCGAGCTGATTCGTTCGTACCTTTAGGGTCGTCTCGGCTTTCTTAATATTGTAATCAAGCGCCGCGCTGTCGGTCTCGGTCACGGTATAACCGAGGGCCGACAGTCGGGCGGTTACTGCCGCGAGTATCTCCATAGGCCTTAACCTCTGGAGAAGATACGCGCGATAGGAATGGCCTTGTGGTTGATGTAGGAACGCTGAGACGCGGTAGTCTCACCGGAATGCACCAATGCCCAGTTCGCGCCGTTCTTGAGCTCGGTATCGGTAGGAGACAGAGAAGTCTGAGAAGCCTTCTCATAAGAGATACCGTAAGGAGCGAAGACCTTGCGCTGACGAGTGTACAGAGTGTCCTCACCGCCGTTGGTCTTCGGGTCGCGGCTCATCTCATAAGGCACCTTCGCGCCGATGTCCTCGTAGGAGATAGCGCCTTCGCCGAGAACATAGGTCGTATACTGAGTGCCGGCAACAACGTAGTCGTTCGCAGCCAGAGTCTTGCTGCCGAAGTACGGAGTTACCTTAGGCAGAAGAATCTCACCTGCGGCAGGAGTGCCGGAAGCGACAATCTTCAATGCGCCGTCAGTGTTGGCGTCGGCGTCGAAGTAGCCATCAGAAGCCGGCATGTCGTCATCAACGACAACGAGCTTACCATTCCACGTGCCGAGCTCGAGGTCGCGGGTAATGCCGTCCTTATCGGTATACTTGAGACGCTCAATCAGGTTGAGATTCTCAAGACCGGTAGAAACGTCAGAGTGCATGAACACGAGCTTGAACTTCTTCTTGTTCGCGCCGCAAGCCTTGTTCGCTGCGGAGTTCAAAGTAGAAGCCGCCATAACGCCAGTACCGACGCCGGTCACGTCGAGAGTGTGCTTAGTGACGAACTCCTTGCTCTTCGTGTCGGTCATAGCGAAAATGCCGGCGAGAATAGCGAGAATCGTGTTCTGGTCCAGATGGTCCTTGTACTCGGCCACCTGCTGGCTGATGTTGCCCATGAAGTCAACGCCGCCAGTAATGTCATAGGAAAAGTCCCTCTCAGTCCAAGCCTTCGCACGGCCGATGACAACGACGCCCTGCTCGAAGGTCTTAGTGGAGGTTGCGGTGATGTTGGTCTGGCCGTCGTAGTTAACGGCGTCGCCGTCAATCAGACCGCGCATAGCCAGACGAGCATACGCGGTACCGTTCTGGGCGGTAAACACGCCGCGGATGTCGGGGTTGCCCGCAAGGGCACGAGACTTCTTGAGCTCGTTCAGGTTGAGGTTAGGAACACGGTCCACCATGTACTTGAACGCCTCAGCATTGAAGCTCTTAGAATCAAACTTGCTGTTTGCCATAGTAAAATCGTCCTTTCATATTAAAGTTTTGCGTCAGGATTTTCAGCGAGGTATGCGCAGAGCTCGTCGTAGGTCATAGTCTCCGGCTTTTTATCGCCGGAAGGTGCCGGGTCTCCGCTCTCGCCGGGCTTGAAGCCCTTAAAGCCATTCTTCGGTTTCGTAGTGTCGAACATAAAGCCACTGTCGGGTGCCTCGGCCAGCTTCTTAATCTGGTCGGCCAGACCCTTAACGGTGCCGTCCGCGTCGAGCTCAGCCTTATCAAGGTCGAGCAGCGCCTTCACGGCCTTTACGTTCTTCGCTTTGGCAGCAGACAGAGCCAGCTCAACGGCGGTATCGATTTTGAGGCGCTTGATTTCTGCCTCGTGGGCCTTCGTCGCTGCAGTGTTCTCAGTCTGGAGAGTAGCGATTTGCGTCTTGAGCGCCTCGACGTCGCCGGTAGAGGCCTTGAGGGTCTCAAGCTGCTTGTCGCGCTCCTTGACGGTATCGGCGAGAGCTTTCTTCTCGGTGTTCAGAGTGTTGAAGTCTGCACGCGCCACGAAGTTCTTGCCGATTTCCTCAGAGACCTTCTTATCAATCTCCTCGGAGTACGCTTCTCCCAAAATAGTTTTCAGCCAGTCCAACATTTTGTCCTCCTGTCTCCCGCTGTCCTTTTTATCCGGCCAGTCCCGGTATTGCGGGTACGCTATTTGTTGTCCGCCGCGTAAGGCGGTAATTTTTGTATGAAAAAAGCGCCTCCTGCTAAAAAGCAGGGACGCTCTAATCAACTATTGCTTCTGTGGGGCTCCACGGTCTCCCGTATCGCGTTTTAACTGAGGGGCCCTTAGATTTACCCTCTGAAAAAATCGGGCTCGAATCAGGAGCCTTCTGGCTCGCTCGAATATCGACCGCACTTCTTACATACCTCGAGAGCCTTATCCCAGTCGGGAACGGTATCGCCCTCAAGAAGAATATCGTCGGTAGCGATATTGCAAAGCTCCCAGCAATAGCCCCAGTCAATTTCCTTATTCAGTAAAGGGCACTTGACCTTATTTTGCTCGGACATGTTTCATCACCTCGTCATATAGCAGCTTGCCGCGTTCGTCCAGTTGGCCGGCGGTACCAATCTCGCCGTTATTATCAAGGACTGCAAAGCCCTCGCTTGTGTAAAAGGCGTATTGCGTACCCTTGCGCTGTTTGAGCGCGAAGTCTGCGTTATCAATAATATTCTGAGTCCATTCTAAGGTTATACCGCGAGAAGCAAACCGTTTTTCGGCGTGCTCGTTCGCTTTGATGGCGACTCGACCCAGAGGCGGAGCGACCAGAGTTCCGGTCGTTCGGACTTTGCCCTCGTCGTGGAGAGCCTTAACCGCTTTATGCGCAGTCCAAAAGCGCCTATCGCTTGTAGGATTCGCACCCTTGTATCGATAGTAACCGGTAAGGTCCTTGTAGTTCTCAGAATTATACTTTAACTGCTGAAAAGCTGCAAAGCTCTTAGGCGCGTCTGCGCCGAGTCGGGCCTTGTAGTTTTCATACTGCTTTTTGTCAGCAGATTCATTATACCACATATTTTTGAACTTTTCTACGGTACCAGCGCCATAGGCAGCGTCTTGTCTCGCTTTCCAGTCCTTATATGTCATATCCTTAGGAATATCGAAGCTCTCGCCGGTCTTTACGTCTCTCGCAAAGCGGTCTCCGAGCCCCTGCATATCCTCATAGTAAGGGGCTGTCGTGCCACGGCACCACGGATGAAAAGGCGGTGCGGTAACGCCGACTTGATACTCACTCATAGGATAGACCTTGCCGTCGAGCTGCGCGCAAAGGCCGCAAGTCTCGTTGTCAAGGGTTTCCACAATAACGTACTTCTCGACGCCGAGGTCTTTGAAGCAGTCCTTGCGGGCCTCGTTCGCGAAGGCGGCGCTCTCGGTCATAACCAGACGCCCGGCCTGCGACTTAGAGACCTGAAAACGGTCGGAGATAGCCTTGATGACTTTATCCGGAGCCGCACCTCGCATTATCATCTGAGTAAGCTGCGTGTTGACGCTGTTGACGAGCGCCTGCTTGTTCGCCCAGATTCTATCGCTGAAGGTCTGGCTGTCTAAGGTCCACGGCCGCGAGAGTACTTTGCTGATAGCTTCATCGGTCAGCCCGTGAAGCGTCCAGCCGACCCCCATGCCCTTTTGGAGCTCAAAGGCGGTATGATAATAGCCTCGCTGGTAAACCTCGCTCAGGGACGAATTAAGGGCCTCCGTCTGCGCCCCGTGTAAGGCCTCGGCCTGCTCCTGTAGCTGGAGCTTCAAGCTGTCAAGCCTTGACACGTGGACGCGGGCAGAAGCATTCTTAAGCTGCTTGAGCCACGCCTGAGAGACTGCGTTCTCTTGACCGTGTTTTATGTACTCTTCAACGGTCCACCGGAACTCGTCAAGCTCCTGCGTGGTAAGCAGCTTATTCGCCTCGGCGAGCGTTATGCCGTTTTCGGCCGCAAACCGCTGATACCATCTCGCGATTTGCGATTCTATATCCTGAATAGCGGTTGCATATTGCCGCTCGAGGTTTTTAACGTAGTCGTACCCTTTATCAAGCAGGGACTCCTCAAGAATCCGCATTCGGTTGGCCCAGTACTTATCATTCCTCATTTACCGGGTCACCGCCTTCGGGGTTACGCAAAGCCCGCGCCTGCTCAAAAGCCGCGCGGTAGGGGTCAGTTTCCTCTTTCTGCTTTTCGAGCCGTTCAAGCTCGGCTGCAGGGTCATCGACCCACGGGTGCATAGCGACGATGGTCTCGTCGGAGATAATGCCGACGGACTTAGAGCAGTTATCGATAGCCTCAGACTCGTTGATAAGAATGTCGCGGTTGAAGATAACCGTAATATCTTCGCTCTCATACGAGCCCTTGCCGGTGTTGGCAAGGTAGGTGTTCACAAACCAGAGAATCTCTTCAAAAGAGGCTTGCAGCTCGGTCTCCATCGCGTTCGCGTCGAGGTCGATGTCGCAGTACATGCTCTGAATGTTCATCTGGTTAGGCGTACCAGAGAGGCGGTCGTCCTTCGCGTCGTAGCTGCGGAGGTTTTCAATGAGCGCCTTTTTCAGAAGCTCGAGGACGGTCTTATAGTTCTCAGAGTTTACCGAGATTTCAAGGCTGTCCACGCCGCCGTCAGTACCCTCGACCGTGCGGACCTTGATAGCTCCGTAGGTCGTCAGGTTACGCCGGAACTCCCCGAGGTCCTGTCCATCGTAGTTCTTGAGGACAAGGACAGTATTACGGACGTCTTCCTCCATGTTGTTCACGAAGTCGGATTGCAGGAGGTTGATAGCGTCCTGCAAGGAGCGGCCCCGACGAATGAGAGGGACTTCCTTCGGGTTGTACTTGATAGGGATAAGGGGGAAGCGTTCCCAGTTCAGGGGCTGCTCGTTACCCTTGCTGTCCTTCACCTTAACATAGGCCTGCTTCTCAGTGTCCGGCGTGAGTACGCCGTTCTCAAAGATGTAGGTCGTGGCGCCTTCCAGCGTGAAGAGGTCGACCTTCTTAACGATTTTCTTCTCGGTACCGTAGTAGACCTCGACCGGATAAAGGCGAAGAGCGGAGTCAAGCTCGGTGTGAGCTGCGTCCGCCCAGAACGGCATAATCTCGTAGCCGGGGAATACCCGGAATGCGAGCTCGCCGTTTTTATTGTAATAGGGATAAAGCCACGAGATACCCGCATTGAGGCACTCGACTCCCGCGCTCTTGAGAGTACGCATAAACCTCATGCCGAGTACCTTCTTGACCTCGGCTGCGTAATCGTCATTCTCGCAGGAGAAGGAAATAGGCTGACCGAGAAGGTAGTTTGCCTTCTGGTCAACGTGTTTCGCATACTGGTTATCCACAATGCGGTTGTTCGGGAGATTCTCAATCACAATCAGCTTACCGTCAGGGCCGATAGCCGTGCGCTGGCGTTTGAGAATGTCATGGTCTCCGGTATAGTACCGGTCGCCGTCAATCATCTCGCGCCGTTCAGGAGAAGTCTCCCAGTCGGTAAGCTCTCGCGCGTAGAACTCAAGCTCGGTCATAGGCCTGCCGGCGCGGAGGCGCAAACTGAAAAACTCCTGCTCGATAGGCTTCTTGAATAAGGGCATTTATCGCACCTCCTTAAAAACTGAATCTCGACGGTTGGAACGCGGCGCGAACGAAGTATCTCGTATCGTCCATAGCGTGGTCGTCGGTTTTTAGCGGCCGGTCTTCGGCGGCTTTTTCGTCCCACCGATATAAACCGAACTCTCTTATACAGTCCGTGCAGCAGTCGCAAAAGAAAATGTCGCCGGCGTTCAGCCGGGTAGCAACATCGCGAATACCGTCAAGGACTCGGTTGCTTGCCTGCTCGACCATGAAGCGGTCGTGCCGGCGTATGACCTCGATAAACGAGGCGGCGGAAGGGTCAACGATGATTTTCCGAATCGAGAGGTCTCCCGCAAGCTCTTCAATAGCTGCGTAATGCTCCTCGTCCGTTCGCTGATACCGTTCCTTGCGTCCGTCGTAGTAGTACTCTCGAACGCGGTACCATTTTCCCTCACAGAGGCCCCAGAGCCCGGCCGAGGTCGGGTTTAAGGTGCCGTAGTCGCAAGAGATAAGGTACTCCTCGTAATCGCGAGGCTCGGAAGGGACTACATGATAGTCCTTATTAAACATTGTATATATCAAGCCCTCCGCGACGGTCCAGAGACCACGGATATACCGGTCGTAGAACACGCCGGAATACATACCCTCGTATCGGGCTTTGATTTTCTCATCAAGGCTGAGGTTGTCGTCCATCGTAAAATGCAGGTAGAGCATATTGCGCTCTGCTGCTTTACGAATCCACTCTTTATAAAACCAGTGGCCCGGGGACTCGGGGTTGCAGTTAAACCAGAACTTAGACCCGGAGACCGAACAACGCGCCATAGCCTGCTCTACGAAAGAGCGGGGCATAAGCGCGACCTCATCGAAGAGGACTCCGGCCAGAGTAATGCCCTGAATAAGGGTGTAGCTGGACTCGTCCCGACCTCCGAAGAGGTAGTAGGTATTAGAGCGATTGCCGATGGTGACAACCATTTTATTCTCGCTGCGGCGCTCAGTAACCTCGAACATACCCTCAAGCCACGTGGGAATATGTACGATAACGTTACGCCGGAGCGCTTCAATCGTGCGGCCGCAGATAGCGAAGTTCTGTTTATCGAAGCTCGCCATGCTCCACATGATAAAGCCGATAGCCATTGAGACCGTCTTGCCGGAACGAATTGACCCGTCGCAGATAAGCCCGTCTCTATTCTGGTGTTCTGGTTTCGTCCACCAGAAGAGGGTCGCGTTCTGCCGAGGACTGAAGCTCTGGTATTGCACTCAGGTCAACCTCCTTTCCGGCAGCGTGAATCGCCTCGAAGAAGTTGTTTTCCGTCTGCTCCTGCGCCGGGCCTCCATCGAAAGTACCAAGGTACTTACCAAGCAGCTCAAGAGCTTTTACCTTATCGTGAAGCTTGACTTCAACGCCATATTGATTCGCCTTAATACCCGCGATGGCGGGAAGCTTCTCCGGAGGAAGCTCTTCGGTCGGAATCATCTCGGCCGTAGGCATCAGGCCGCTGTTTACGACCTTCGCATAATCGGCTCCATTCGCAAACGCGATTGCCGCGAGCTCCTGGAGCACCCGTTCCTGCGTAATCTCCAGTTTATTTTGCAGCCGATTTCGGCGTTTCTGGATTTCAGCCTGGATTATAGGCTTCGATAGGTTTTCAGCAGCTATCGGGCCTGCGGTCTTCTTGCTGTACCCCGCGCGGATAGCCGCCTGCGTGGCGTTCAAGTCAATCAGGTATTCGTCGATAAATCGCTGCTGCTTCGGCGTTAGTTTATTTGCCACGTTCACCACCCTTTGCGAGTAAAAATAAGCAGAGCGCCGTACCGGAGGCCCACACGACGCCCTGCTCCCGAAAACTCGGCTTTCATCATCCAAGTTTTCTAATTATATATTTTATCGCGAGCGCCGCATGAATTAGAGCGCTTTCGAGGAAAATTCTTCTAACGCGCGCCGATGAAGCGTCATCGTCCAGCGGAAAGTGATGTCGAGTCGTACCGCGATTTCCTCCCACTTGAGGTACTTAAGATACCTCATCTCTAACAAGGCGTTAAGGGTAGGGTCGGTAACTGCCTGATTGATGGCTCTGCCGATTTCAAGCTCAATAGCCGCAAGCTCGTAAATCTCAGACTTGATTTCCGACTGCAAATCGACGATAGCGCAAGCGGCATCCTCGACCTTCTTCGACGGGGTAGAAGAGAACGCGGCAACCGGCTTAATCTCAGCCGTAATAGATTCGGCCCTGCGAATCCACTCATCGATACGCTCCTCCTTAACCTTTATTCGTTCTCTGGACCTATATCCTCTGTTGAGGAAGTCCTTTGCTTCCTGTACTGTCATTTTGATACCTCCTTGATTCTGGCTTTCAAAGCCTCGAGGCAAGCGTTCTGCCTTACCTCCTTCGGCGCGAGTATGTCATCTAAAACACGGTAGTCATAGGTGTCCTTCATCAGGATATGGTGAATCAGGACCGTTTTCTTTTGTCCCGGACGGTGCAGTCGCTTGTTTGCCTGCTGGTAAAGCTCCAGACTGGTAGGAAGGCCGTACCATATCGCGATATGGCCTCCTGCCTGCAAGTTCAGGCCATGCCCAGCGCTTGCGGGGTGAGCGAGCATAATCGGAATCTTGCCCTCATTCCAACGGATGACCGCACCGTCGTCTTTAATGTCTACCGCTTCCGGGTACCGCTCCATAATTCTGTCGCGCTCATGCCGAAAGGCGTAAAACACCAAAACGGGTTGACCGTTCGCCTCTTCGATAAGTTGGTCTAAAGCCTCGAGCTTGCAGTCGTGCAGGACCTTGACGTTACCGTTCTCGTCATAGGCCGCGCCGCCTGCAGCCTGCAAGAGCTTATTCGTCAGGACCGCTGCGGTCGGCGCATCGATGTCGCCGTCAGCAAACGGAAGAAGAGTGTCACGCTCAAGAGTCTTATAAAGCTCCATCGCCTCCGGGGTAAGCTCAAACTCACGACGGAGAAAAAGCCGGTCCGGTAGCTGTAAGTAGTCCGCCGCGTTCATACTGATACAGAGCTTTCCGATTTTCTCATAGATAAGCTCCTCCGCGCCGTCTTTCGGTTTCCATGAGAAAATAGTCGTGGCGTTCCGCTTATCCGGGACGAAGTAAGTATCGCGGTATCCCGTCATGGTTTTGCCGAGAGCCTTACCTTCGTCAAGCAAGTACATCTCCGGCCAGAGGTCAAGCAGTCCGTTCGGCGACGGCGTGCCGGTAAGACCGACAATCCGCTTAATATATTTCCGTACCTTTTTCAGAGCTCGGAAGCGCTGCGCCTTACTGGACTTGAAACTCGAGAGCTCGTCGATGATAACCATATCGAAAGGCCACTTGCTTTTGAAGTAGTCTACAAGCCAGACGACATTCTCGCGGTTGACGATATAAATATCCGCCTCCCGCTCACAAGCCGCGATACGTTCAGCCTTCGACCCGAGAATCAGCGAGAGCTTCAGGTGTTTCAGGTGGTCCCACTTCTTGACCTCAGGCGGCCACGTTTCCTTTGCCGGTTTCAGCGGGGCGATAACAAGGACCTTGCTCACGGCAAAATAGTCGTTTAGGAGCTTGTCCGCGGCGCTCAAGCTCGTTACCGTTTTCCCCATACCCATATCCAGTAAGAGCCCCGCCTCGGGGTTATCGAGAATGAACTTCTCCGCGAAGTCCTGATAATAGTAAGGTTTATATTCCATCGGCTTTTAGCCTCGCTTTCAAATCCTCCATATCGGAGATACGCCAAACGGTGCAGCCGAGCCCCTCTAATGTCGCGATGACCTTTTTCTGCCTGATACTCAAACCGTCACTCAGCCCCGGCCGCTTGACCTCTATAAAAATTATTCGTCCCCCCGGCAATATCGCGATTCGGTCAGGCACCCCCGGAGCTCCCGGGGACACCCACTTGTACGCTTTACCGCCGAGGGACTTGATATACTCACAGAGCTTTCGCTCAAAAGTGCTTTCATACATAAAAAACCTCCTTTAGGTAGTCGAGTAGCGCGTGTAACAAAGATTCCCTATATATACATGTAATGCGAGGGGGCGACGGAATTGCGTCGAGTGCCCCTTTACTTTTTCAAAAAATGTTTTTAAGATTTTTCAACTACCAGTACTACCAAGTAGCCAAAAGCATTGATATATAAGGCTTTTTCGAGGTAGCAGAGTAGGTAGCACTTTGTTGCAAGTAGTTCTCAAAGTGCTACCTTTGTTGCAAGTACGCTTGTACGACCTACCCTCTAACGAAAAAAGTTGGCCTTTCAAGTGCTACCTTTGCTACCTCAGACCTCTTTCACGAAGCCCCTCTGCCTGCCGTAAATTGCTCCGCAGTTGACGGAGGTGGACAACCGCCAGCCCGGAATCATGCGCAGGAGTCCGATAATCTCGCGAGCCTGCGTCTGCGAGTAGCTCTTCGGGTCGCCTTTGAAAAGCTCCTGCCAGACTTCAAGCGCGCAGACCTTTGTTCTCGGTACGGTACCGTTACGCTCCTCGCCGAAGCCGCCGCTCCAGAACATGAGACGCTTTTCGAGGTCCCAATCGTCCCAGCCCTCGGGCAGCAGGACTTCAAGGAAGTTCTCGATAAGGCCGAGCTTGCCGTTCGCCTCGGTATGGTCGGCCTGCACCTTGCGGGCCATCTCCTCGACCGCGCCGTCAAGGTACCAAGTCTCGCCGGCCTCATAGTAGGTCACAGCCTCGGCCCATATCTGGTCCACGATAGAAGCGGTCAGCTTATCCCCGAGAGTCTTGCCCGCATCGGTAACGACGACCGGCCAGAAACGGCGGGCACCGGTAGGGTCTCTCAGGAACTCCTCGTCGTTCGTGGTGCCGAAGAAGGCGCATTGTCTCGGATGGCACTGCGTGCGGCGAGCGTATGCCGCGCGGTAGTTGTCCTCTTGTTTGGAAACAAACTGCTTAATCTGCTCAACCTCGGCCTTACGGGTCGCAGCCATTTCAGAGAGCTCGATTATCCAAAAGCCTTGAAGCTGCTCGTAGGCGTCCTTGCCTGACATGGTATAGAGCGAGTCTGAAAACCACTCCTTGCCGAGCTTCTTCAAGGTCGTGCTCTTGCGGCAGCCCTGAGGACCGATAAGGACAAGCATGTGGTCGTGCTTGCAGCCGGGAGATAAGATTCTCGCAGCCGCGCCGATAAGCGCCTTGCGGGTTACCGTTCTCGTGTACCGGGAGTCCTCGGCGCCGAGGTAATCGATGAAGAGTGTCTCGCAGCGTTTCTCCCCGTCCCAGATAAGGCTCCGCAGGTACTCGCGTACCGGGTGCCTCGTGATGTCGGCGAGCGCAAGGTCAACGCCTTCCCGGGTCTTCGGCATGGAGTCGATTTTGTAGTCCTTCTCAAGGACATTGTGAACGCCGGCGTCGTCGGTGTCGTCCCATGAGCGGGGCTTTGCGTCAGCCTTTCTCCAAGGAAGGTCCCCGCAGACCATAGGCCGCTCCATGAACTCGTCCCAGTAAAATGTACCCTTAAACCGAGGGTCATTCTTCACGATAATACGGATATTCTCGACCGTGGTCGCTGCGTGTCCTGTCTTCGGGTTTACCTCAAGCTGAGAGACCCAGTTCATATCAGGAGCCTCGTCGCCCTCGCCGAAGAGCTGGACAATGTAGTCGAGCTGCTTGCTTTGCAGCTCCTTCATAACGCTCTCGCAGTTGGTCTCAATCCACTTACACATATTCTTATAGGAGGGAAGGTTGTTTGCCGCGGTGTTCGCGGGTTTCCCTTCGTCGTCCTTGCCGAACATGTGAATGCGGACGAGGTCGAACGCGTTGCAGAGCTTGCCGCAAGTCGGGTCTGTGCTGTGGTGGCTGTACGCAAAGCGGCCGTCCTCATAGATAACGAGACCACCGGAGGTCGAGCCGCCTTTGTAGGTATAGCGGCCATTTTCGCCCTTGATGTAGACGTCAGGCAGAAAGGCCTCGATTGCGTCCTCTACAGAGTAAGTGCGGCAGAACGCGCCGACGATACCGTCTTTCGCGGTCGGGTCTCCCTGCTTGTCAGCGAGACGCCGAATCGTGCCGGACTTCCTGCTTGAGACAGGCCACTGAGTCGGGTCTTTCCAGTCTGCGTACCTCGCGAGCTGCTCGTCGGCGTCCAGCCATGGGCCGTCCTGCACTTCATAGCGAAACTCGCCGTCAGAGGAAGCGCTCGCCCAGTACATGAGCCGATGGGGCTCGTAGGTGGTATCGTCGCACATGTCAATACCGATGTCGCCTGCAATCCTGCGGGCGATAGCCTCGTACTCCTCAGGAGACACAGGCCTCGAGAGAGGAAGCACAAGGCGAAGCCTCGGAGCTTTCGCTGTATGGCTGTGCGTGCTATAGAGCACCGCAGCGCAGCCCAGAATCAGCTCGACCGTAGGCCACGGGTCTTCGCCGGCCGTGATAGAGTCCATGTCAAGGGTGATAAGCCTGCGCTGCAGTACGGCGTCGATTTTACGGCGGCCGCCCTTTAAGGTACCGCCGACAAAACCGCCGACGTCCTTCGCGTTATCGCGCTCTTCCTTCGGCATACGGAAGTACTCTTGCTGGGTCTCCTGCGTCCGGGTCACACGGCCGAGCTTATCAACGAACTCAGACCAAAGCATTTCTTTAGTTTTCCAGCTTGCCGAACGCCGCGAGCTACCCGTCGCAATCGTTATCAAGCCGTCGTATTGAAGAGTCGGCATTAAAAGGTACCGGCTCTCGTTACCACTCTCGTGATACCCGCGTTCTTAATCATGCGGTCGCAGATATTACACGGAGCGGGGTCAATGGTTTCATCGAGGCATGCGAGGTAAAGGGTAGCACCTCGCATTGACCGCCTCGGCGCGCTGATAATCGCATTCTGCTCGGCGTGAACGGCGACACAGGTCCCGTACTGGTCTCCATGGCGAGCCGCATGCTCGTCGATAGGAGTGGAATGCTCTCGGCAATAGCACTTCCCGACGTCGCAGCAGTTGGCCTCGCCTCTGGGCGCACCGTTGTAGCCGGTCGCAATGATTTCGTCGTCTGCGACAATCACGGCCCCATACTGCCTGCGAAGGCAGGTAGAACGGGCCGCGACGGCTTTTGCGATATTCAGATAGTAGTTGTCTTTGTCTATTCTCATAGTCTTACCTCCCGCTACTTCCGAAAGCTCCGGTACCACGCTCGGCAGACTCTGCATAGGTGAACTCAGGGATAACGACCGGCATAATCACGAGCTGGCCGATACGGTCGCCCTTCTTGATGTCGTAACCGTCGCCCCCGACATTCGAGACGATAGCGTGGACCTCTCCGCGATAGCCGGAATCAATGGGCGGAAGCTCGCATACGATACCGCGAGCGCTCAAGCTGCTGCGAGGAAATATGTACCCCACATAGCCGTCAGGCAGTTCCAGACCGAAGCCGAGAGGCAGCTTATATACTTGCCCGGGGTAGATGGTCTGGTCTCTGGGGCTGAACACGTCCGCGCCGGCGTCGTTGTCATGCGCTCGTACAGGAGCGGGGCCGTTGAAGTCAATCAGTTTAATCTTCATCTCGCACCTCCTGCAATAGAATTTTAATCAAGGCGTGAATACCGCGGGCACTATCATGGCCTTGAATTTTTCCTGTCCCAGCGTAAAATTGAAAAAGTTTATCGTCAGCTTTGCGTCGGCAATGAAAATGCCCGGTAGCTTCATTTTTTAAGGCGTACTCAATATCGTACTTCTCAAATTGAGATATAGCATATTGAATACGGCCCGGCGTCTTAGCGATTCTGGCTTTATGATTCTCATTAGCTAAATCGCGTAAGCCGTCCCATAAAGGGTCGCGTTCACTCATTCTCACACCTCCATACAGAGCGGAAAATCACGCTCGAGAATATCGTGCGGCGTAAGGTCGGACGCCAGCGGAGCGCCACAGGCCATCTTGCCTTCAAGGCACTTACCCTTCATGCAGAAGGGACCGGTCGTTTCAGGAGAGAAGAGAGCCGGAGCCAGCTCGTAAAGCTCTTCCCAAAGGCGAAGCATAACGTAACGAGTCTCGGCGGTATTGCGCCGGCAAGTTCTCTGGCTTATCATGTGCTTCCACTGGTAAGGCGTTGCACTGATAATCAGAACGTTTCTCAGACCTTGCGGAGCCAGATAGCCGGCAGAGTCATTGTCCACACCGTACTCGATAAGGAGCTTGTACTTCCGCATAGCGTCCTGACACTGAGAAAGGTAGGAGAAACGCATTTGACTGTCTAGCAGCTCATAAGGGACAACGAAGTCGGCCTCGTTCGAGTAGTCGCTGTACTGCAAGGACGCAGACATGAACTTGACCTCGTTCTGGTGTCTCGTAATCTGGGCGAGGAATCTTCTCGACGCTCCGACAATTACGGCGTTGATGACTGCGAACTTCTGAATCGTAGGGTGCGGAAGCTGGGTCATAGCCTTAGCCGTTTTCTCGGTGTACTCTTTATCGTAGAGAGCAAGGAAGTCGGAGAGGTCTTTGACCGTGTGCCCGCGCTGTGTCAAGCGTGCGGCGCATACCATCATCTTCTCGGCCTCGCTGATTGCGGTCGGATTGAGGACCGCGACTTTGATTTTATCCATTGCCGTTCGCCTCCTCTTCGACCAGAGCTTTGAGCAGAAGCAGGTAGTTAATGCTATCCGTGATTTTCTCGGTCCAGCGGTCAAGAGAGTAGCTGCGGCCGTCAGTACACATATCCGAGATAGAAACGAGGTGCTTTGTCAGCATACCGAGCAACGCCTCTTTCGGGGTGCCGTCGATAATCGCAGCCGCCTTCTTGAAGTGCGCGAGGCGGTCGATATTGCTCTCGTCTACAGCGTCAGGCGCATACTCGTGGCCTTTGCCGGTAAGCAGGTGCTCGCAGACAAGAAGCTGCTCTTTGACGACCTTATTAAATACATCTATCTTCATAGCGGTTAGTCCTTTCTATAGTATTCGCACTCGTAGGCGTCGGCCTTTAGCGGTAGCCCCGGTGCCCACTCGATAGGGGCGGACATGATTTCGCTGATTTCTTTCGCGGAGCTTACGCCGTTCGGCACCTCGCAGATAACTTCGTCATGGACGTGGAACACTACGGGAAAACCCGCGCGCTCCAGACGGTCGATTGCTACCGCGAGGCAATCGCGGGCCGTCGCCTGAACGATATTCTCTACAAGCTTCGGGCCGTAGGACTCGATACGGCCCCAGCTGCCCGAACTCTGAATCGTGCCCTCATAGGTAATACTGTCATCGTCGATACGCGGCTTTACGTAGCTCAACTCGCGGCCGTTCGGCAAACGCAGTTTCAGCAGAGGCCCCTGTTTGTAAAAGCCCATACCGAGGGGGAGCTTTGTGGGCGTCTTCGTCTGGATGGTCTTACGCGCGGCGGCGTCCGTGTCCCACCAAAACTTGGTGATTGCAGGATTCGCCGCTCGCCAGCTATTGACGAGGGGCTTTAACTCAACCTCCTCCAAGCCCATCTCAAGGGCGCCCATCGACTTTAACGCGCCTACGCTGCCGCCATAGCCAAGAGCGAGCTCGGCGATTTTTCCCTTTTGCCGCATAGGGTCGCCCTTTTTGACCGAGCCCTTCGGCAAGTGGAACATCTGCTCGGCAGAGGCCTCGTAGATTTTGCCGTGCGTATTGAAAACTTCCATACGCCATTCTTCACTCGCCAGCCAGGCGATAACGCGCGCCTCGATAGCGCTAAAGTCGGCGACTATGAAACGACTGCCTTTCCTGGGAATAAACGCGGTGCGGATAAGCTGAGACAGGGTCCCCGAAATATCGTCAAAGAGAAGCTCCAGGGTCTCAAGGTCTCCCGCGGCTACAAGCTGTCGCGCGGTATCGAGGTCGCGGTCCGGCATTTTATTTTGCGGAAGATTTTGCATTTGCACCAGTCGGCCGGCCCAGCGTCCCGTCCGCGCGGCGCCGTAGAACTGGGTCAGTCCTCGAATACGCCCATCGGGGCACGCGGTCCGCAGCATCGCGCTGTATTTCTCGGTAGAGGTTTTTGAAAGGCCCGCTCGAATGTCGAGCATTTGGTCTACCTCCGCGCAATCTGCGTCCGCGCGCACGCCGGCGATACTCTTCTTGTTGAGACTCTCGACCTCAATACCGGCGGTATCTTCAATCCAGCCCTTTAGCTGCGAAGTGCTCTTTGGATTCTCAAGCCCCGTCAGCGCCTTCGCCTTCTCCAGCAGACGGCTTTTGATAACGCCGTCAATCTCAACCGCTTTCTCTGCAAGCGCCAAATCGACGCCCACGCCGCGGTCGTTGATATGCTGGTCATGGACCCACAAGGGCCGCTCCCGTTCGTAAATCGGAAAGCGGGAAAGCTTTTTACGAATCGCGCGCTCGGCCTCAACGTCTTGCCTGTTATACTCGACATAAAGCGCCCAGCGGTCGGGGTCGTGCGCCGGAAGATTCCGCGTCCTCTGTCCGTTCGTTTTTGTCGGCTTGCAGGGAATAGAGAAGTACCGAATCAGCGCGCGGCCGGTCTTTGACTTCTGCTTGTCCTCAGGCAAGCCGATAACCTCGCCGACCGCCTCCAGGCTACCGGGCAAGCCCAGTTCGCGAGCCATAACGGCCGTACAGCTCCATTGTTCCGGCGGCGTTATTTGGCCCATAAACGCGCTCAGGCAAGTCCGTTCAAAAGACGCATTGAATGCCGTCTTTAGGATTTCAGGGTCATACAGAGCGTCCTGGAGCTCCTGGGGAAGCTTCTGGCCTCGGGCAAGGTCAATAACCTCAACCGGCCCATCGTCCCAGGCGTACCCGAACAAAAGAATCTCGAAATCGGGACTTTGCGCATAAGCGTATACGCCGCACTTTTGCAGAGAGACCGAGCTGTAGGTCTCTATATCGATTGCAAGTGTTCTCACAAATGGTCTCCCTTCTTTCTACGGGGACATAGCCCAAGGGCGTGCGCCCGGCGGGTATTCTCCGCAATCGTACACCACTCGAGCTGACTGGCGCGGTTATCGTGCTTGTCGCCCCGTTTATGGTCTACTACGGGAAAGCCGTGCGGATTCGGTACAAACATTTTGGCAATGATAATATGCACTTTCACATTTTTACCGTTCAGGCTAACTCGCAGATAACCGCGCCTGTCGTCAAAAGGCTTCAGCACCTTCCCCGTACTTGCCCGCCTGATTTGCCCCAGGCGATTCGCTTCATAGCCTGGAAAGTCGGGAATCGAGTGTCACGCTATCCTCATGCTCAACCGAGGAGGTCGTCGTCCTCGTCCTCCCAGCCGTCGTCCCAATCAGAGTCGGTAACTACGCCGCCGCCGAGAGGCTCGCCGTCGTAGAGCTTCATAATACCGTTCAGGCCAGCAGAGATACCCTTGTTGCCCTGCGTGTCATACACGTAGAAGTTGATGATTGCGCGGCCGTAGCAGCCGGAGTAGAGCGCCTGAGGGTCAGTCAGCGGAGTCTTGTCCGCGTGGACGAGAACGGGCTTGTTGTTGGAGCTGACGGTGATAACGTAGCAGCCCTTGCACTCTTCGCCGAATTCGCCGCCGTTCGGGCGTTCGCCGTCGCCGTCGTGCAGCGTGCTCTTGAGGTTAGTAGGCAGCTTCTTGCCGCTATTGCTTGCCATGAACTTCTGCTTAGCCTCGTCCATAGCGGCCTTGATTTTCTGCATGGTGGCCTTGTCGCTCTTCGGAATCAGGAGGGTAACGCTGTACTTCGGCGTAGCGCCTTCCTGAACGGCGCGAGGAGTGAAGAGGTTGCAGTAGGAAAAACGGACCTTACCAGTAGTGATTTGAGTAGACATAGTATCAATCTCCTTTAATATAAATAGTTTTCATCTGAACGCCGTACTCGACGGCGAGCTCATGTGAGTCAAAGTAAATGCCGATAACGTTGCCGTTCACGGCGCCGCCGGTATCCTCCGCCACGTATTCATGGCCGTCAATAAGCAGTACCGGGCCGAATGGAATCACATCAGGGTCAACCGCTACCGTCCGGCCCGCCGTGGGAATCGTACCGCTGGCCGTTTTTTGTACGTAGTCGGTGCCGACTCTGGATGGGTGCTCCTGGCTCCAAATACCGCAGCACTTGACGCAGGTACAATAGGCGGTCGTCTTAAATTCGCCGAGCTCAATCGGCACGGGCGTTTCCGGCTCCTTGACCGCAGGCTCGCTTACCTCAGGCGCAGGCGTCGTAACGGGCGGCGACTCAACAGCCTCCTGCGATACCGCGCGCGGCCTCGTAGCAAGCGAGACGATAAGAGCAGCCGCAAGAGCCAGAATAATCAGCCATTGTATTCGAATCACGCGAGCCCTCATACGGGCGCGCCGTCTAACGGCGTCCGTCATACTTCGGCCCTCCTTACTCGTCGAAAGCTTTGACGATTTGCTCGTCAAACTTGTATTCGGGCTTCTTATCGCTGGCGGGCGCGAGAGTAGGCTTGCCGCGCGGCTTCTCAATCAGGCTTCCGAGCACTTCGGCGACGGCTTTCTTTCCGAAGTCCTTTTCCATTTGCGTTAAGGTAATCAACTCGCGCTTGTAGAGGAGGGCTTCGTCATAGCCGGCCGCCTTCATCGCCTCGGCGACTTTCAGTTCGTCGGTAAATTTGCGGTTGCTGCGGCCCTCCACAAGTTTCCAGCCTGTGACGGGAGTACCGTTCAGCAGCGTAGTGGAAACAAGCTTTTCCAGGTCTTCCAGCCAAACACGAATATCTTTAGCCCTTTCCAAAATCTGGCCGGCCTCTTCCGGCGTAATGAGCAGCGCGTCGGGGGCCTCGTCGAAGAGCTTCAAATTGTGCTCGGCGCGGGCCTTGCACTGTTCTTTCGCGCGGCAAAACTTACAGGTTTCTTCGGAAGGGGCGAACTCGCCCTCGCCCTTATAGGCGAGCTTAGCGCGAGGCTTGATAAACTTCTCGGCCCACTCGGTAAGCTCGTCGACCGTGATTTCATCGGAAGACTGTTCGCCGGGCAAACGGGGCTGGAAAATCGTCATGCGGACGGTATCAATATCGAAGAGCGCGTCATACTTGAGAAGCGCGCCAATCGCGTAGAGCTTCATCTGTGGATTACCGGCGGCCTCGACTCGGACGCCCTTGCCGTACTTAAAATCGATGATTTCAAGCGTCTTGTCCGCAACGATAATACAGTCGCCGGTGCCGAATCCGTCTTTGACGTACTTCGAGAAATCGACGCGGGCCTCCAGCTCGACGAAAGCGTCTTCGCTGCGCTCCTGCGCGGCCTTAAAGGTCTCAAGGACCAGACGGCCGTAATCGTTGGCGCATTCCTGCATTTCCGCGTTGTAGTAAGTACCTTTAGCGAGCTCGTCGCGCCGGTTTTCATAGTCCATCTCGGAAAGCTCGCCGAGATAGTACCTCGCGACAAGCTCGGCCAGCGCGTGGGCCGCAGTGCCTTCCTCGGCGTATTCGCTCGTTTTCTTCGGGAATTTTTCTTCCAGCCTGGCGCTCGGGGTGCAGACAGACCACCGGTGAGCGCCGCTTGCAGACAACAAAGCGTGCTTACTCATTCGCGCTCACCAGCTCTTTCATAAGGGCGGGATAATCGCCGGGCCGGTCGTCGAAATCAGAGAGCTTCTTAGCTCCGAACTTCGCGAAGATAGCGGCGAGCTCCTTCTGCTTACCTGCTTTAGAAAGCTTCAAAGCGACCGTGCGAATATCGGTCTTTGTGATTTGCTGCTCTTCCTCTTGAGACGCCGGCACGGGGTCTTTTTTAATCTCAGGCGGAGACTGTTCGACCGTACCCTCGGAGGGGGAATCGAACTCGGACGGCTGAGAAACGACCTGCGCGTCAGGGAGCAGGGCCCTCAGCTTGTCCAGGTTTTCGCTGGTCAAGTCCATCGTGACAGTGATTTTCATATTGTGCCTCCTTGTTTTTCTTCCAGGCCTCATAGGCTTTTATGTTTTTCGGGTCTTCATAAAACGCTTTGACCGCTGCGCATAATCGGTCAAGCATAAAAGCTTCTCTTGCAAGAGCGGTGTCGGCAAGCTCTTGACGCATTTTGTCCTTTAGGACAAATCAGCCGCAAAAAAAATTGCGTTGGTAGTAGGCGGGTCGAGCGCCAAGAGCTCTTTGCAAATCTGCACTTCCGGTACCGTGAAGGCAGTCTCGCCCTTAATTTTGCGGTAAGCGTTCCTTACGCTCCAGCCCTGCGCGTCCGCAAGGTCTTTTGTAGTAACGTCTTTCAGGACCATATGTGCCTGAAGCAGTCTGGTGTTAATCATACGGTATGCGGTCTCCTTTCATCAGTGTACCCACAGCGCGTTGTGCTTTTGTCCCAAAGGACAAATCCATTATAGCGTGCTCAGCAGGGTTTGTAAATAGCCTTTTGGAAAAAATTTTCCCTTTCGGGACAAAAGTTGTTCCCTTTGCGACAAATACATGCTATAATAAGACGTAGAGGTGATTTAGAATGACGACAGGCGACAAAATCCATTATCAGAGGACTAAACTCGGGCTTACCTTACAGGAGCTCGGCGATAAAGTCGGCGTAGGCGCAAGCACCGTGCGGAAGTGGGAGACGGGCTATATCAAGAGCCTGCGCACCGATAAAATGCAAAAGCCCGCTTTCGCCCTGGATACCACGGTCGACTACCTGATGGGCTGGACCGAGAACAACGTCAACGTGGGGTCCGTGGGTACGAACAACGGCGTTATCGGTCAAAACTCCGGCAACATTCATCTGGAGCAGGAGCGGTCGAAGGAAGAGGCCGAGCTTTTGCGCATCTTCAATGGCTTGGACGTCAAGCGCCGGATGGAGCTGCTTATGACCGCCATTCGGCTTGAGGAAGAATCCAAATGAACGCCTGGAGCCGGGAGGACATCGTAATCGCCTACGCCCTTTACTGCATTACGCCTCTCAATAAAATCAATCCGAGAAACAAAGTGATTCAGCAGGTCGCGGAAATCATTCCGCACTCGGTCGCTTCTATCGTTATGCGTATGCACAATTTTCAGCACCTCGACCCTAAAGGCGGCGAGGGCCTGGGCCACGTCGCAAAGAAGGACATTCCGATTTACGAGGAATTCAAGCACGACTGGGGCGCGCTCAGCTTGGAAGCCGAAACGCTTACGGGCCTTGACCTTTTCGACTCTTCGCCGCTGCACGGAGCCAAGCCGCTCTCGTCTATTACAGACCACGGACGGGTCTCAAGGGAGCGTCACTTTTTCAAGAAAGCCGTACTTGCGGCCTATAACGACCGGTGCTTTATATCCGGCTGCGCGTTGCCGCAAATGCTTGTCGCAAGTCATATCAAGCCTTACTCGAGATGCCGGAGCGAAGCGGACCGCATAAGCCCCGACAACGGGATTTGCCTGAATACTTTTTACGATAAGGCTTTTGACGCAGGTCTTATCACCATCACCCCTTCCATGAAAATCTATGTTTCGTCATTTTTGACAAATGCGCCTCAGGACGATTTTACGGCCCGCTGGCTGGTCTCTCTGAACGGAGCCTTCTGCCCCCCCCCCCC